CGATAGCTGTATGCTGCAAGGATTTAGTATGCATGGGAATGCATGATCATGCAGCTCGACTCGCATAGCATTTTCTAACGATAGAAGCAACCTTTATGTTAGTTGCACTTGCAACTAGTTTCAGTTTGTTTCTCTCTAATGTTTCGGCTAGTCTCTCAGTTATGGCAAACAACAAGGAGACCGCGAAGCGGATCCGCCCCATGTCCCTATCCACCCCTAGCGCGACCGATGTTCGTTCGGCGGTTGCTACGGCTGAGCAGTACCGCATGGACGGTATCGGCTCCAACCGTAGTGAGCACGAACGGATCGCGGTAATCCTCGCGTGCTTCTATTGCGTGATCCGTACCGGTAACGGTTCGGCGCTTCCCGCGATCGCAGGGAACTCGCCCACCTACAACCGCGCATGGCGCGCGGTTCGTTCGGCGCTCTCGCAGGACGAATGGGAACTGATCAAAGTGTGCGCAGTTCACGCGGGACAGTTCACCACCACCGCGAAGCAAGGAGTCGCCTACCTTGTCCCCGCAGGGACAGTAACGAAGGGTGAAGCACCCGAAGGGTGGTGACCACCACCAAATCGACGCAAGAAGCCCTAGCGGAAACGCTAGGGCTTCTTTGCGTTTCGGGAAGAAGCCGGCCGCAGTTCCCCGGGGCGCAGGGGCGCACACCACGGTAGGCATGGTCGCTATCGTTAGAGAATTTAGTACCTTTATGGGACATTCTAACGTTAGAAATTATTCTTTATGGATTCTAACGTTAGAGCCGGCGGCTGGAGTGCGTGAGGCGATGACCCCCGCCTTGCACTCCAGTTGCTCTAACGTTAGAGTAATGGTCGGCTTTATTAGACGTTTCTAACGATACAAAAATTTCTTATAACGATAGAAAAAACCAATGAATCAGTGCTTGAATCGCCCATAGAGTCAGGTAGTTTTAGAAGTGACGAAAGGAGGCTCCCCATGAGCCGAATCGCAGGTGAAGAAATCAAGACAATGGGACAACTGATAGAGGACACTCTCAACGAAATGCTGTCGGTCTATTGGTGCTCACGAACTGACAAGCGAGCAGAGAAGTACGAGGCAATTCAGTTTGCCCTCGCAAGGTTCGCACAGGTTCTTTCCGACACCTACACGGGCAGGGAAGGAGTGTTGGTTTCAGAACTGCCGATCAAGTGATCGCCGGTCTCTGATCGCCGGTCTCTGATCGGAATCAACGCTGAGAGTTGAGCGGATCCTATCGTTAGGATCCGCTTTTCTCTTCCACACATTTCTAACGTTAGCGCTGGCGTTCTAACGTTAGCTTCTCAACGTTAGAACGCCAGTTGCTCTAACGTTAGAGGATGGTATCCGTTTAGTACGTTTCTAACGATAGGGAATACCTTTATGGAAAGTTTCTAACGTTGGAAAGAAATAGTTGTATTAGCCTTTCCCATCTGATAATGTCGGTATTTGCTAGGGTTCTTTGACAATAGAAGAGTATGACTTTCGGGCAGGCGTTAGCCTTGCCCTATTTCTGTTTCAGTCGGCAAAGCCGGCTCTTATCGTTAGAAAGGGTAATCATGCTTCGTCTTATCGGGCGTTTCGGGTCGTTTCTGGACGACAATTTCAGTTCAGTAGGTGTGAACCCATTCACTGCCTACTGCCTAATCATCGGGCTTCTCATGCCACCTACAAAGACATGGCAGGTGGAGCGTCGTCCTATCGTTACACACAATCACTACCGTTCCTGCGATGGTGATTGCTCCTATCGTTACGATGCGGAATACGCTTCTCCGCTTATCGGCAGTATCTACTGCCGACAGACACGGACAAAGTTCGGCGCACTAATCGCGAGGCAAACTGCCCGCGGTTTCGCTTTGGTATTCGCAGACATTTAGAACGTTAGAAACCCGCCTTTCGGGGCGGGTTTCTTTCGCAGGATGTTTCTAACGTTAGAGCGTGCTGGCGTTCAAACGTTAGCAGCCTAACGTTTGAACGCCAGCGGGTCTAACGTTAGCGGATAGTCGGAGTTTAGTGAGGTTCTAACGATAGATGAAGCCTTTATGGAAAGCTTCTAACGTTGAAAAATAAATGCTTGACTTAGCCGGTGGATTTACTAGACTCTCAGTAGTGGTGATGGTCACTACGGAAAGGACACTCTAATGTTTCAGGTAATCAGACCCGATGGCATGGTCGTTCATCAGGGCGACTGGAAGTCGTGCCAGAAGTATGTAGAGAATGTTCGTGACCTCTGGGGAATGAGCAAACTCCGAATTGTGAAGGCGAGATGAGATGAGGACTCGTCGCTATTACCAAATCCGCACTATCGTTAGGTTCGTCTTTTGGACAACCGTCATCGTCGGTGGTGCAGCCCTGTTCCTATGGTTAGACCAGATGGTGATGAACTGGTACTACGACTTTGACCAGTATTTCCCCGAATAAGAGTTGAGCGAACCCTATCGTTAGGGTTCGCTTTTCTCTCCCCAGATTTCTAACGTTAGCGCTGGCGCTCTAACGTTTGCTGCTTAACGTTAGAGCGCCAGTTCTTCTAACGTTAGACTGTGTGTGATGTTTAGTAGACTTCTAACGATAAAGATAATCTTTATGGGAGCTTTCTAACGTTCAAAACTTTTTTCTAACGTTGGAGGAAAAGGCTAGACTCACCCTTAGGCTATGTAGTACCGTGAAGGTATCGGTGAAGGTCACCGAGGAAAGGTAAGGTTCTAACGATGGAATCGTCAAAGGCAATACGAGAGTTCGGATACGACTATCAGGGTGCGATTCGTATTCAGTCCCTGTTGGAGAGTGTCCCGACTAACGATAGGGGAATGATTCTGTTCCTCGTCGTGCTGGGCGACGGTGAGGGTGAGGGTGCGCGTCACGCCCGCGAGTTAGTCACGAACTACTTCCAGAATCGCTGACCTAGCGTTAGAGGGGAATCCGCAAGGGTTCCCCTCTCTCGTAACCCGAATCCTAACGTTAGAAGCGCCGGTGTTCTAACGTTTTCTCGCTAACGTTAGAACACCGGTCGGCCTAACGTTAGAACATCCAGCGATTTGAGTGAGCTTCTAACAATAGATGACAACTTTATGTAGAGTTCTAACGTTTCAAAAAAACTTTATAACGATAGAAATAATCTTTATTTCTAGTCAGAAATGAAATGGAAAGTGCTAGTCTGAAGTCATGGGTTCATGGGGAACCCTCTAACGAAAGGGAATGGTCATGGAGAACTACGAGGAGAAGGACGCACAGCGGAGCGCACATCTCTCCGCGATGTGGGCGCACAGCGCCGATCTGGTCATCTCAGCGATGCGCGCCTTGCGCGAAGTGTTCGCTGACGACGAGAAGGTCATCTTGGCGACCGAAGCGTTGGAAACCGAAGGAATCATGAAGTTTCTCCGCGTTGTGTTGGTTATTGACGAACCGCTGGCGAAAGAGGTCGCGCGTATCGTGGACAACGACAACGAGATCACGATGAGTGACGCGCTCCACGCAGGCGTGATGAACATGATGTTCGGAGAGACCGGCGAGCAGGACTGAAGTCCTAAAGTTAGGGCGGGGGTCGAGAGATCCCCGCCTTTTCTTTCGTTAGAGACTGTAACGTTAGAACCCGCCAGGATTCTCTAACGTTAGGCAGGCGTTCTAACATTAAATTGTTAATGTTAGAACGCCTGCGCTTCTAACGTTAGGTTGGCCGGCAGATTTAGTAGGTTTTCTAACGATAAAGAAAAACTTTATAACGATAGAGGAAATTCTATTTATCGGCTATTTTTTGACCTACTAGGTGCTAGTATGTCCTTACCTACTGAAAGGGGTAATCATGAAGTACAAGGAATACACCGACCCGAAAGAAGCAATACAGGAAGCAGGCAGACTAGGAAGCACACATTCAGCGTGTGCCAGTCGCGCTTGCCCGACCTGTAAGCAGTCTGCTTACTTCGCCCTGCCGATCAGCGCGATCAAGGCGTATGAAGCAGGCGCACTCATTCAGCAGGCTTTCCCGTTTCTTTCGGCAGATCAGCGTGAGCGTTTCATGACGGGATACTGCCAGAAGTGTTGGAACGAACTTTTCGCCTAGCGTTAGCAGGTCAGGGGCTTTCTAACCCCTGACCTTCTTTCGTGTGGTATCATTGTGGTCAGCGATAGGACTGACCCTTTCCAGCCCGTATCGTTAGAACCCCGGAGCGCACCCCCACCATAGCGTTCCGGGGTTCGTCCTTTTGGATCCTCTAACGTTAGCGCCGGTGTTCTAACGTTGAGGCTCAACGTTAGAACACCGGCGGGCCTAACGTTAGGAAAGTTCAGGAGTTTAGTGGATTTTCTAACGATAGGGATGCCTTTATGGGAGCTTCTAACATTTCAAAGTTTTTTTCTAACGTTGGAAGAAACCCCTATTTGTAGTTGGGATAGCGTTTCTAGGTGCTAGTTTCTTAGGTGTCGGTGAGGAGCCGACAGAACCTAGAAAGGGTCACAATGGCAGACAAAGAGTATGAGGTGGTGAGCGCGTCGGACATTCAGTTCGTTCGTCGTGGTCGCAAAGCAAGCGTGAATCCCGAACTGGTCGGTGCGCTTGGCAAGTTGGGCAAGGGTCAGGCTCTGGTATTGAAGAGTCTGGCACAGAATCCCAAGTCGGACACATACGCCACCGACAAGTCCCGAATCTCTTCCCAGATTCGGACAGCGTGTAAGTCAGCAGGAATCGCTGACTTCCGAATCCTCTGGACACCCACCGGAGTTCCGCAGGTCGTTCGCTAATCCCCCTAGCGCAAAGACCGGCGAGCAAGCCCGACGCTATCGTTAGCGTCGGGCTTGTTTCGGTGGGACTATCTAACGTTAGAACACTCTAACGTTAGAGCGCTGGACGGGCGTAACGTTAGAAACTCCTCTAACGTTACGCCCGTGCTAACGTTAGAGATTCGTGATGAAATCTTTAATGTATTTTCTAACGTTAGATACCTTTATGTATTGTCAATCAATTTTCTAACGTTAGCCGGCCTTTATGTAGCTACCTAACGTTACAGGCCGGCTTCGACCCAGTTCTAACGTTGAAAAGAAATCCTCTAACGTTGAAAGAAATCCTGATTTCTAGTTGGGAGAAGGTAGAGAAACTGCTAGTGTTCTTCTCATCGGGAGAGGATCCCGAAGAACACAGGAAGGGTTCAGAATGGCAGAAGACAAGGACAAGAAGGCGGGTGAGTTTGAGATCGTATCCGCCGAGTCTGTGCAGTTCGTCCGTCGCGGACGCAAGGCGAACGCCGATCCCGAACTCGTGAAGGCTCTCGCCAAACTCACGAAGGGCAACGCGCTCGTCCTGCGAGGCATGGCGCAGGATCCGAAGGCGGAGACCTACGCAACGGACAAGAGTCGGATCTCGTCACAGATCCGTACCGCGTGCAAGGCGGCAGGTCTCGCAGGGTTCCGTATCCTGTGGACCCCGACCGGAGTCCCGCAGGTCGTCGTCTGATCGGCGCAGGGGTCGAGGGCGGGCGGCGCAAGTCGCCCGCCCTCTCTCTTGCCCGGGGCTGCTAACGTTAGAGACCACTAATGTTAGAGACATTCTAACGTTAGAAATGGAGTCGATCTCTAACGTTAGAGTTTCACCTTTATGTCTAACGTTAGAGGGTTCGGCGGGTGTAACGTTAGAAATTGCTCTAACGTTACACCCGCACTAACGTTAGAGGATTACTTGATAAATTTAATACTCAATTCCTAACTTTATGAGCTTTATGTTAGCTAATCTAATTTCTAATCCTAACGTTAGAACCTTTATGCCGGCCTAACGTTAGGAGTAATAGGCAAAGAAAAACCTCGACATTTCTGTCGAGGTTAATCTTAGAACGAGGCTTTGGATTTGGAATTAGGCGACGACTTGCGGAACGCCTGTCGGTGTCCAAAGGATTCGGAAACCGGTGAGATTTGCCTGACGACAGGCTGTCCGAATTTGTGAGGAAATGCGGGACTTTTCAGTTCCGTAATTCTCAGACTTTGGATCAGCTTTCATGTTTGAGACAACCAAAGCCTGACCCTTTTTGAGACCTTTGAGTGCCTCAATGAGTGCGGGATTGGCGTTGGACTTGCGTCCCCTTTTGACGAACTGAATGTCGTCAGCATTGACGACCTCAAATTCTGTGGGATTTTCTCCCTTTTGATTCTGTGCCATTGTGTTTCCTTTTGTGTTGTGAATTGACTGTGGATTTGTGTGAATAGCCTCGTCCACGAAATCCACAATAGCACAAACAAAAAATGGTGCTAATTTCCTGCTGTATTTCGTGAAATTATTCTTGAATTACATGAAGCTTTGAGTCGAGCTTTGAGCTATGAGCCGGCCGGCTAACGTTAGAGATAGCATGAGGAATTTTCTAACGTTAGACGGGGCGGGTGCTCTAACGTTAGATATTCTAACGTTAGAGCACCCGTTCTAACGTTAGACATACAAATCAAAATTTTAATACAAATCCTAATCCAAATCCTTAGGAAGCTTTATGGGAGAGCTTTTGGATTACATTTATCCTAATGTTAATCCTTATCGTGCTCAATCCCTGGGGGTATAGACGATGCTATACCCCTCTCTATACCTGAGATATATCCAGTTATTTTCAGCCGGCAAAGAGTTTTATTGACCCATACATAGACCGAAATTACATCCATGTAATATCCGAATATACCGTCTAAATAGACGCACTAAAATTCAGACAATATCTTGCCGGCTATAAATAAGAATATTAATGCTAATACCTTCATACCTTTATGTGGAGCTACTATCGTTTCTAATCCTGAGGGTAACCCCCTCGCCGGCTTGAAAGTATATCCAATGTATACCGGCCGGCTAAGGAGTTACCTTTCTATCCAGTGTATTGTATATATAGAGGTAGATAGAAACACCCAGGGTATATTTTTATCTAGTTTTCGTTAATTATTTGCACTTTACAAGCAATTATTGCTAAGAACACCCATCTTTTTAATAAAAACAAGCCTTTATTGAGCGTTCGTTAAGCCTTGTTTACAGACGTATGGGCTTTCTTATCAGGTATTCTTGTAGACGTATCCATCTTTTACAGACGTATTCTCTTCTTAATCAGAGATTCTTCCTGAATATCTATTCTATGAGATTCTGAGTATATATATATCATATTATTTCTTTTCCGCCCGGATTGTTATCTATCATCCAGAGAGTCAACGACATACCAAAGCTTTTGATGTATATCTATCTCAATGTTATCCTCGTCATACCAAATACCCCCATCATCGTCATACCAGCAATCTGAGTCTAAAGCCCATTCCTCAACAGATTCATATCCGTTCTTTTCCAGATACTCATTGACCCGCTTTTCCTCTTCCGACATCTTTTTCTCCCTGAAATCCACTTTGATGACATTTGCTTCTACCCTCACAATCTTCAATTTTCTTCTCTTTCCGCTTTTCTTAGTCACTATTTTCGCCACCCTGGATCCAATCCTGGACCCATCTACTATCACAATCAAGACACTCAATCTCGACCCAATAGGGATCGATACCGTTATCTCTGGCATCATCCAAAAGGACAACGCTTAACTTATTACAGTCCTCACAAAACATCATTCAAAGCCTTCCTCTATATCGACCAGTTTGAAGATCTCAACCCAGACCTTTTCGCAGGCTAAACACCTACACTTCTGGGAAATAACCTCCAATTCATAGTCCCGATCTATAGCCTCAATCATAAGATCTCCGCAATATGGACAGTTATAAGGATGGTTAACATACTTTTTGATTGACTCAGGTGTCAGCATTTTCTTCCTTTTCATAGTCAAGGATTTTAAAATCCCATCCCCCATTTACAAACCAACTTTCAAACTCTTCAATTCCCTCAGCATAGGCATAAATGCTGGTCTCATCAAACTTCCTGAGCTTTTCTGATACGTTATCGGCAAAGTTAACCCATGGATTGTTTATGCATATAAAACATTCAAAGGTAGCAACTATGTCTTCATAATCTGTTTGGGCTATGACACACCAAATCAGATCAAAAACACCCTCATCAAAGATTATTTGCGTTATCTTAGGCTTGCCATTCAATATAATCATCCTCATCTTCTGGGTATTTGTTCCAAAGAACCTCAATATCGACCGTAGCAAAATTTCTGATGTTAAAACCATAATGCTCACTGATAAATTCATCCGCGTGATTAATCACCAAATCCTCAGCATCATCAATGTCAAAATACTCATGAGTCATTAACCAAGCTTCTGTAAATACACTCATGTATTCACAAATAAACTGGACTCCTGCTCCGTATTCATATTCTCTAGTCATTTCTAAACCTCGCTAAAACTATTGTTGATATTGTCAGTATAATGAAAAAATGTAAGATGTATTTCATTGCATCCTCATGAATTTTTATTCAATATTCCTTATGAATATTATTCACCAATCTTGGGTGTATTTATTGACGATGAATCAAACGGTAAACCAGAAATAAAGCCAGGTGCTTCAAGATCATTTGCACAAACAACATCGCACAAATATGTCTCTCCGTTTGTCAATTCAAACTCAATAACCGGGCAAACAATCATATCGGAGTCGTCAGAAACTCCAATATAAATCTTTTTAACTGCTGCACCTTGCAGGCTTTTGTAATAATGAGCCATCCATCCATAATTCGTTCTAACGTATTCTAATTCCATGTCGGTGAAATGATGCTTATGATTCATTTAAATGTCTCCTATCGGCTTACAGAGGGCGTAGGAAGACCAAAAACAAACCCTGGTCCATTACCTTCTGGATCTTGAGAGATTTCCAAAACAAAATCCTCACCATTCTTGGTCTTAATTTTGAAAGTTGGCCAGAAGTTAACTGAGCCGTAATCACTTTCGGCTACTACTGAGATGGACTCAATAGTTGCCCCCTCAAGAACCGCGTAGTATTTAGTCAGATAATCTTTTTCCTTGATTTCGTGATCAGACAGTTTCATTTGTTTTCTCCATTAAGTATCGTTGTGCTTGTAGAATAATGTCTTCGTATTCACTGTTAACCATGTCTAGATGTTTCCATTCTTTGTAATCTTCATCCCATTCATAGGCATCAAACCAAGGAAGTAAACAATCTTCTAGTTCATGTATAGCCTTAACCCAGTCGGCATCTGTACGAATACCTGCTTCAAATAAGTCTTCAGAATTTCTGACTATAACATCGTTATATTCAAAATGCATTTCACCATCACAGGCAATCATCACTGTCTCATCTTTAAACTCTATGTATAAAAGAGGAGTATGATGATAACCATCACAGTAAAAAACATCGCTTTTACGAAGTGGATCATAACATACAACCCACCTGAATTTAAACATATTGTTTGTACTCAAAGATCAACCTCATTCCCGTTAATGTCTGTGAAACTAACCTCGTCTATATCAACATAATGACCCCAACCACAAGATAAATCTTCAACCACCCAGTCAGAAATTAATCCTATAACATCATGTATATTAGGTTCGGCATCCCATACATCTTTGTATGACTGTATGACCTCCTTTATATCGTAGGTAATCTTTCTCGTTGCTACGATGTATTCAGGTAGACCAATGGGTAAAAGTTCAGTTGTTGCCATAAATCCTCTTCATCAATACATCAAATCCCATCCTTTGGGCATCCATATAACAAGTCTCTCCATTAAATTCAGTAATCCTCTTGCCGGCGATTACTAAATAACACTTAAGGGAGTCAACTGGCTCTATTTCAACATCTTGACCAATATTTTCAAACGAGTTTGTCATGATTATCCAATCTGAATCTTTCTTTGCAATCATTTGCATGATCTTCCCCAGGACTAGCACCGCATTCAAAGCAGCACTCATCCCAGTATTCTTCTCTGCATATTTTACATCTAGGGCCGGTATACATAGCACCACCCTCAATGTCATCATCATTGATTGTTATTAGACAATCAACGCACAAATATGATCTCACGATCACTCCCAATTATATTTGGAGTAGTTCAGCAAGGCATTGCCTTGTGCATGCGCTTTTGCTATCCTTCTCATAGACGAATCCTTTGATAAATACCCGCCCACAAGAAGAACAATTGTAAGGCTTATCACGATTCCCAAAATAGAGAACGGAATTGCCAATAAGAGTATTAACTTTCTTTTCATGTGATGATACCTTTGCCGGTTTTTTAGATGCCATTTAACTCTCCTTCTTTTGAAGAATTTCATTGATTTCATTTAAAACAAACTTTTCTTCATTATCATAATACACATTAGATGTAGCTATTCTGTCAAAAGCCCTGGCTTTTAGCCAGTCCAATGCGTCATCAATATCAATTTTTCCTTGAAGTATAGGACTTTTATAATAAATTATAAATTGCCTCAAAACGTATACCCATTGATCATCAGGAACTCTGTCATGAATTTTCTGCAATAGAGACAAAATCCATGTCGTATTTTCAGAAAATTCCCAGTCAGGGTGAGATTTTTTAAGAATTTCTTGAACTAATGTGTTATCCGCTGTTTCACCCTCAATATTGCTGTCATAGAACTGTTCTTTAACAAGACAGCCGACAGCACAAGATTTCCCATCATAAACACCATACTCAATAATATTTTCATATTGCTCATCATAAATATTTTCTGTCATTCCTCTATATGCACAGTCTCCATTTGGACCATTGCAAGTTTCTTTTTGTGACAGTAAGTGTCTTACAATTACAGCAACTGCCTCATCATCAGATGATACATAAACTCTGTTTAGTTCCGCTAAATTTGTCATTTTATTCTCCTTTATAGTGATTTGTCGATTATGTCTGCAATTTGTTGAAAGGAATAACCCTTATCATTAAATTCACTTATTATAAAACAAAGATCGTCTTCTTGAATTTCAGGATCTTGAGCAAGATCATTATATACTCTATCTACTTCTTCTTCTGTCTTGCAGAAATGTTCAAGATAGATCATTGGATTGCATTCATCAAGATCAGCCCATTGCCTAACACTTTCTGGGAGAAAGCCTGTCTCTCCATCATATGTAAACAGCCCAGGTCCATCTGACCATTTTGCTACTACAGTGTCATGTTTAACTTCTAATTCCACACCATTTTCAATAGCAAGTTCACATAAAACACCTAAACAACAGTAAGCGTGTTCATTCTCATGAATTGAATGAAGATAACCTACTCCTTGTTTATAATCACCTGATTTAAGAGCATCAACCCACATTTTTTTCACTTGACTATCCATTTAACCCCACTCCTAGTCTGTACATTTCTTCTCTTATTTTAATAGACCATTGACCAAATCTATGAGTTATTTCTGCAAGATCTTCTTCAAATGGATATCCATTATCTGAGCCGCTGATTATTTCTGCTGTTTCATCTGATAATAACCCCCAAAAATTTACAATGCCAATCATATTATTATAAATTGACAATGTAAGATGATGAATCTTTTCTAATGCAAATTCGTTATCTTCTTCCATCAGTTACACCTCATCAGTAAAATCGTTTATAAGTTTCTTGAACAAATTGTTTATTTGCTTAGTGTCTTCTCTTGTTTCCTTTAAGGTATTTAAAACTTCTTTGAAATCCTCAGGAATATCATCTTCTGTTGAGTTTTCAACGAAGTCAATATATTCATTACGCTCTTCCTCGCTCATATTCATCATAAATCTATACTCAGCAATCATAGTGCCGATAGCGACTGCATCATCAAGATTTTCGTCAAGCATACCAGTTTCCAATTGCAAAACTCTCATTGATTCAATAAAAGCTTTCCCAACAATCTCAGGAAAATTTGACACATCCTCATCGCAATTTTTCATAATTTCTCTTACAATCTCACCACGACGATCAAAAAGATATAGATATTTCATGGCATGCATTGTTTCGTTGTTGAATGATGTTGGCTTATACATTTTTTACCTCTCCTGCTGCTTTTATAAAGAAAGAGTCAGACATAGCATTTGGTGAACATACCACACAACACTGACGGTAAGCAAGTTGCCTTGCCGATTTTCATTCCATTTTTTGTTGTTGTTAAGTAGCGTGTTGTGCAATACAAATGCTATGCCTGACTCAGCGCTTTCAGTAGGACTTGAACCTACAACCTACGGATTAGAAGTCCGTTGCTCTATCCATTGAGCTATGAAAGCATAATGAGTAGTTTTACAACATACTCAGGTTGTTTGTTTTACGGCAGGAGTTGCCCAATATTCCCGAATGAAGATTATACAGTTCATTCTTGCTCCATGAACAAAAACTAGAGACAGAATACTCCATTATGGTTTGCTCTCGGAGGTTTCCTTTCTACTAATGTATTCCATCTCTGTGACTCAGGTAGGATTTGAACCTACAACCAATAGATTAAAAGTCTACTGCTCTACCATTGAGCTACTGAGTCTAATTGAGATAGACGGAAATCCTTAACCAACACAAATGTGCTATGACCATTGGACTTAACAAGTATAATAACCTGACACGAAGTAACCCATTAATATACTTGCAGAATTTCCTTCACCCCGAAAGGTAAGGGGCTAGTCTATCTCAAACCTTTAAATTATTTGCATTTAGTTGCCCATGGACCTCGCCAACCACAACCATGCTTTTCTTCTCCGTATTGCCATATTTCTAAGCCGGCACGCAGATTAATTTCAGGACTAAATAGATCGTCGCATACATTAAGAATGCCTCTATCTTGTAGCCAGCCATTCTTAGACCATTGGCTGGGTCTGCACCAGTAGCCATTAATTTGCATTAATCCCCGGCTACCACTCATAGGATCAGTTTTGTTGTGACTATCCACATTACACCGACTTTCTCTATGAATAACATAGGACAAAGTATCCCATTCACTTTCAGGCCAGCCAACAGAAATTGCTAAATCGTGCCATTGACCACAATCGCCATACTTAGCAATATCCTCTTTCATCTTTGCTTCTTTCAAGAAAAGATCAAATGCTACCCAATCAATATCAGGAAGCGGAGGCTGTGTAGTTGTTTCATTAATTACTTCATTTAAATGCCTATCAGCCGTAAGACTGATTGGACTAATAGTTGCTATATCATCAGTAGTTTGAGATACAACAACTGGTCCTGCTATTAGCGCTCCAACACTTAGCGCAACAATTAAAGTTAAAATTTTCATATTTGCTCCTTCAGATGTGTGTCTAAACGAAAACCGTTTTCGGCATCGCATTTTCAGTAGCAAAACGAAATTGCCTACAAACAAATCGCTTTACTAATAAGGTATATCTATAACAACCACCTCCCAAAATTACATTTAACCATTATATCATCTCTAATATAATGAGTACCCCTGGGTGGAATTGAACCACCTTAAACACTTTATAAGAGTGTTGTCCTAACCAGTAGACGACAGGGGCTTAATCTATGAATCAAATAGATTTTGCTTCCCTAACGAGAGCTCCATACAAATATCTATTTGAAATCATATGACCTTTGAGATTAAATTTCTTTGAAACATGCAAATGCTTTAAGAAATCTTTGTATTCATAAAATTTCCCAGATGCAATAAGAATCTTAATCTCATCCACTAGCATTAATCTGATATTATCTTTCATGTTATCCTCAATAGCTAATAGGTCTAAACGAATCAACAGTTATCTCATTTGATTCATCCATATCTGGATAAATAATTGTTATTACCGGTTCAAGAATATGAACCTTCTTAGTCTCTGGATTTAGAGCAATTGTCCATTTCTGTTGCTCATATTCAAGTTCATCACAAAGATGATCAATAACAAGTGACTCACAGAATGGCGCAAGTGTAACAAAAAATACTTCATGCTGACCCCATTTGTCACTATAATTAAAGCTATATGTGATCTTATCATCATTCTCATTATCAATGCTCATGTCAAAACCTAGGACCATTGAGAATACATCTTCAAGAGTTTCCACTTTCTGATCGTAATCTTCAGGAACCCAAGCAAACCATTTTTCAGTCTTTGAACCACCACGCTTAAGTTCATCATGATTATTCAAATCTTTGATAGCTTTCATAGCATCATCGATTTGACTCTTCTTAATCGTAAGAGTTCCACGAATATAAATATATGTACCCATCAGTTTCTCCTTGTTTGTTTATTTATAAATAGTGGGCGTAATGGGACTCGAACCCATACTGAAAAGATTTTAAGTCTTCTGCCTCTGCCATTGGGCTATACGCCCCTAATTTACTTGCCAAATACCGATTTTCTCAGCAAGATTGCAAACACATCAAGCCTGTCTTGATCACTCATGCTATTTTTGAAATAATCTAGAGCAGAATTCAATACTTCATCGGTAAATTCTTTATCAGACTTATGTTTCTTCATTAGAGCTACGAGATGCTCTGTCCATCTAACACAGAATTCAAGACCAGGATCTTGTTCCTGAGATGCAGCACTTCTCATTTGCTTAAATTTTCTGCTTAATCTTCTTGATAACATCAGTTCATCACCGCAACCTTTTCATATCTATATGTCTTAATTGACTTATTAAGATTTGAACCGACAGAAGCACCATTAAAGATATTCATAATAGCGGCAAAATGCACATCAAAATATCTATAAACATCACCGGTAGAATACTCGACCAATAAGGTTCCCCTAACCGCTGAATGATTAACGAATTTATCGTTATCTTCTTCAGCCATAAATGTAATACCAGTCACATTGCTTGACTTGATATCATCAATATCAATCCTCATCATCACCATCGTAATCCTCAATTCTAATGTCAATTTCGGGTTCAAGTTCTAGGTTCTTAGAAACCTGTTCGTAATCAAAACCATCTTCTGGGTTAATACCAGCCTTAATAAGATCGTTGTGATAACCGTGATTCTTTGTAATCTCTCTGTATGTTGCAGAGTATGGATTATAGAAATACTCTTTGAAAGGACCAACTACATCCTCACCAGTTGTGTATTCAAATATTCTTGCATACCAATTATCAGGCTTAAATCCATGTTGTCGCTGACAGATTCTATTTGCCTTACTCAAAGCTTCTTGCACAGAAGAAGAATCATCAACTCTAACTGGAATTCTAAACTCTACAACAAAATAATTATCAAACTTCGGCATATTATCCTAACATAACCACTAGAGCTGCAATACCCCACATCATAGCACACAAAATGAATATCGGGAAGAAAAGCAATACAGCACCGACACAAATTAGTCCACAAAATAGATAAGTTAATCTATACATTCATAACTCCTACAATTTCAACACTGGCAAGTGATGGAATCACAAAACCATCAGCGGATGAATTAACAACAAGTGTTCCTGACAAATTGTCAGATCCACCATCAAAAGCAATATCTTTGTTAGCAATAAACACTCTGTCGCCAACCTTGATAACGGAAAAATCTTCTGACTTCGTAATTGAAAAGGAAAGATTGCTACCAATTCTTGATATCTGAGACATTGGGAATGTTAGCACACCATCACGGAGTTCATAGAACTTTTCCTGGTAAAATTTCATCATAAGAGATGCAATACGCCTATCGGCAGCATCTCTAAAGAATCTATAATCACTGTCGGAAATACCAGTATCATAGTGATCAAACTCATGAACAATGGTTGCTAAGATTGATTCAACCATATCGTGTGAATGATCCTTATTGATAAAGATCTTTCGCTTACTTTTTTCTCCATTACATCCGGTAGTCAGACCAAGATTCCGATCCAATTCGGATTCAAATACACCAATTTTTTGTGATGCTACAAGGTCATTGATTTCCGGGATAAACGAACTAGCAATTTCAATCGCCCTAGCAACATTAGGATACTTACTAAGATCATAATCAGAAATAAAGGAACACTCTTCACCCAAAATTTCCTGATATGTACGAACCTCAGCAAGACTAAGAAGTTTAAACAGATTCTTGCTTTTGATATACACTGGATTAAAACCACGAAGTTTAATTGATGATTCGACTCCAAGTTCAAGACCAAGAGCATCATAAATAACGCAGTTATCACCATACATTTCAACAAAAGCATCAAACCAAGCAAGGTTGATATTACCCTCTTGCAAATGTGTACTAGTTAGTCGTTCAATTTCATTATAGTCAGTATCATCATAATTGTTTTGACTTGCCTTAATAATTCTCTTGATCAAAGAGACATCATCAAGTCGGACAATCTTGCTACAGATTTCCCAGTCAACTTCCCATATTGAAGCAATATTTCTTTCTTCGTTAAGACGAATACTATTGATATTATAATCAAACACAGATTTTGCATTAGTGCTTTCGTGAACTAGCACATTGTGACAATAAATCCTCATACTGCTGTCAATCTTCTCAATGATTTGGCATTGATTTGATGCCAGCAATACTTTCCTGCTATTTGAAAAGTACTTATCAAAATTATTATGTACTTCCATCAACTCTGGAGATGCTGTAATAAATACAGAAAACTCACCATCAACAGGATGTAATTTAGATTCATCTACAACACTAATAGACCAATCACCGTTTTGCGATTCATCAAACGCATTTGCTACCGCTTCACGATAGATTTGGAAAGGAGTAATCCAAGACAAACTGCCGGCATCAACAGTAAACGAAGATGACTTTTGATAATCACCGTAATCGTAAACGATACAATCTATGCCATCTTCAACCGCAGTTGAATAGCGCATCTTGTATTCACCCTTACTATCACGACCAGTAAACCACCATTCCCAACCGTTACGCAAAGCAGCAATAGGGGCAAACTTAATACCTGAGCCAAACTGACCGATAGTATTTGGATCGTTTCTTTTAGTAGAAAGACCAAGTTTCTCCAAGTGAATCCTGGATACTTCTCCAGCCTTGTTGGTTATCTTCAAGTATTTAGTTGACATTATCTCCCTCTCTATTCTTCTTCTGATTCACAATCATGGCCAAAAGACCATTCGTTAGCATCTTCTTCATCTAGAAGATTAAACACCCGTTCACATTCAGGGCATCTAACCTTTGTTCTTACATTTTCCCATTTCATTTAGTCCTCAAAGCTTTCACGATATTCAATGGAATATACGGTGATCATTGATTTAATCTCCGCATTACTATACTTAATTCTCTTGTCATTCCTCAGCAAATTCTTAACCCATTCTATATTGCTAAGTGTAGTTACATTAGTAGAAAGACCAATATGCTTCTTAACAATATATGGAGTAATGTATTGCTTATCAAGCAATCCATCATCACACAATTTGCTAGTTACATAGAAATCGTCAATCTTTTCAAGCACTTTGAATCTAGCATAGAAATCAGGTGCTGTCTTTTCAGAAAGATGACCAATTCCGATAGCCATTGTTGAGAAGATCATTGACTTAAGTTCCGGGATAACATCATCATAATCACCCCATCCATCATTGACCTTAATCCAAATGGAATCTAGATCATCCTTGTAGTAATCTACATTTGAAACATTCCAGTTAAGTGCCATTTTTACCTCCTAGTTTGTATTTGAAATGCGTTCAATAAGACCCTGCGTAGTAAGATCATCAATGATCTTCATTTTAATACCCGCAATACTTACTTCATTACCTGATTCAAATGCATGAGCGATAGAAGTATTAATAATGTGATGAAGATCGCCGGCTTTGATTGTAAGCAATCGCTCAGAAGCAGGAACTTCTTTGTTTTCTTCTGTTGATTGAGGCATCAAATCGTTATGGATATTGCTAGCGTCTTCTCTACCGAGAATACGGCTTATTGCATCATTAACTAATGTTTTCTGAACCTCAGGATCAGGATTTGGCTGATACAGCCAGTTATCAATAAATGATCCTATAGCTTTAGCGAGGTCTTCGTCGTGAGTAAGACCATACTCTATACCATCATAAATGACTTCTTCAACTGCTTTACCAACACCACAATGATGCCCGGGACGAAACTGTCCAGCAAGACTTTCAATTTCACTTCCGAAATCAATTCTCTCCTGAACTTCAGAAGCAATGTCTGAGTAGTCAAGACCATTTTGAATATCACTCATATAATCATCAATATCAAAGTAGTCAGAGAAATTATTCCTCAGATCCTCTTGCACTGAATCAGTAACCAAATCAGTTATAGAGTTTGTAAGACTATCTTCAATCTTACTTTGGACATTATCAGCGATATCATCCATTGAATCAGCAAGTTCTTCCTCAAAGATTGACTTGATGTATTCTTTCAACTGTTCAATCGGGATTTGAATATTGATTTTTGCATCTTCCATTTTAGGCTCCACATTCCATTTCAATTCGGATAAATTCTTGCAAATATTTATACATTCCTGAATCTTCGTCAACATTGATTGATGCATGATCAAACCAATCTGCGAAGTGATATCTTGCTGTAATGATGTTGTAATCATCATCAACAGTTAGTTCAATATAATCAGATGGACCTCCCCAAGAAAGCTCAATCTTATATGTCGTATATTTCGTAAGGGCAAGAGGATAATTTGCGTAAGCCTCAAATGCATCCTCATACCCATCAAAAGGCTTCTCTGTATACAAAGCCTCCATCATTTCTTCTAGGTATCCACTTCTACTTTGAAAGTGTTCATGAATACGATCAGCACAAGTAGGATACTTGCTTATCTGTTCATCAATTGACATTTACTTTCCTCCATTAAGGTAATTTCTTGCGTCAAGAGACAAAATCTTGAATTTATCAAGACGGTTATTTCTCAACTTATAGTTGTATGCATCAATAATCATTCCAGCCAAAGCAAGAATCTTTGAAATGGGTCGAGAATCAACAGCAATAACACTCGCTTTCAACACAGATGAACTCGTATCACCAATGTTGCGAATTGCCATAGATAGTCGCTTCATATCAACATCTTTGAACTGTACAATAATTGCTGAAACAGCCTCTATATATTCTGCTTTAAGTGACGATGAATGACTTCCATTAGCTTCCATCATTACTTTGAGAACCTTTTCTAGTTTTTCTAATCCAATTTTAGAAGAAACTTTATGTACGGTTCCAACAGCACGAATATTGCCATCTCCTGGTCTATCAAAAATCCTTAACCCTAGCGAGGCTAAAGTCGCATCAATAGATGTTGTGATTTCATTACCACTAGCAGAAGCTGCTTTATGCAAATCATACTTCTTAGGCTTTGTACGATTATCATTCATAATCAAGAATAAATTTGCTTCATCTTGAATAGAAAGGTCAAATAGAACAACAGCATTGATCTGAATATTGCCTTTACCCATTTTCTTCAATGCTTCAATTCTGTGCTGACCATCAATGATATATAGTTCACCATTCTCCCGGATTGAGAGAGTAACTATTCCCAAAGCCTGCTGATTGAAGTTCTTAGCAATTGATGAAACTCTATCTGGAGAAACACTTCTCTGATAGGACATATCAACTTTCAATTCGTCGGGCTTGACCATAGATGTCAATTTTGACTTAGTGTGAAATCTAATTGGAAGATTAGTTTCAATCTCCTCAATAGTAGCGGTTTCAGATTCCAACTTTGTAATGAGATCAAACTCATCCATTGGCATACTCCATTTCCTTGATATCGGTGGTTACAAACACTAGATTTCCAGCCATTGTTTCTTGATAATCACGAAGTGACATCATCTTTGCAATATCTTCTGCTTCGCTGTAATCAAACAAAGGGACAACTGCTGTCTTAGTTACAGTGATTATAAATTTCTTTTCCATTGTGTTGCTTCCTCTGCTTGTTCAATTGTCATATTGATATCATTGAACATTTTCTTTCGTTCCTTACTGGTGAAACCGCCCCAAATGCCATACTCTTCTTCATTATTAACTGCTGTCATAAGACATAGAGCTTGTACATCACAGCGATTACAAATTGCTACAGCCTTTGCAATTCCCATTCTAATTGTTGCATCAGAGATAGGAACCTCATCAACAAAGAATATATTTGTATCCTTGCTCTTACATGCAGCATTTTTCTGTAGTGTTAGTTCACTCATTATCATCCTCATCTGACTCATCAATTTCATTGAGCATACTTATAAAATTATCTACATCATTTGATATGTCATAATATGGAATAGTCTGTGAATTACTATCAAGTTCAGGTAGAACTTGATCATAATGATGCTGGACATATTCCTTAAGATGATCCTCTTCTAGTTGTTCACAAAGCGTCAATACAAAGTAACTAAGGGCAGTAACTGTATCTATTGCTCTGTCTTTAGAAACTTTAGAGATGTTGTTCTCATCTCCTGTATCATCTTCGTAACATTCATTTACGCACTTCATAACAAATGTTATTCCAGAAACATAATTATCTTGTTTTAATTCGCTAATATAACCAGTAATATTCCTAACGATTTTTGCATACTGCGAACCATCTATAAATCCGTCAGGAACGCTTCCTTCAAAATTAGCCAAACGCTCGGGATCATCATCATTAAACAATTTCACTCGCTTTCTTTGTTAGAGCCGACCATTTCAATAGCAACATTATAGTAGTACTCAGCATCATTCTCTACTTGATCAAGCTTAGTATAACTATCAGTAGTTACACTTCCTACATTTTCACCATTCATACAAGAATAGTAACCCTCAAAACCCATTCCTGGCTCTGAGAATTCAATGAAGAAGTATGTGTCCTTAAAGATTTCAGAAAGCTTTCTAATACCTTCTTCCGGTGGTGCCCAAGCACTTTCAAAATGACAACACAATGTATACTTGTTATCTTCCAAACCACCATTTAGATTGATGCCGTAAACATCACCAAGATCCCATTTGGTTCCCCAGTTATTTACTCTCCACCAATACCAATCGGCAGCACCATACTTTTCTTTCATTTTCTGGGCATCTTCTTGATTTTGATCAAAGAAAGATGCTTCTTTGTTCATAAGTTCAGCCGGCGTTGGAATATACTTTTCCAAAAACCCTTCGCTATCTTTCAATGAAAGATTGTTTAAGTCTTGATAAAGCTTGCTAAGATTATCAAGTGATCCGATTACAATCATTTTGTTTTCACACCAATTAGGCATTTTTTCTCCTTAGTACCAAGCGACAAAACCATCGCAATTATTAGCTACAAACCTTAACCACCAAGCAATATAACGAATATCTGCAATGGTGTCTTCATTTGAAATATCTACTTCAATATCAAGTGCTTCTTGCCATCCAGTTGATTCTTCATATTTAATATCGGCAAGTTCATCCATCCAATCTGCTAATTCAAGGCATTGATCTGAATCTAATCCTTCACGATCTTCGACCTCTCCATCTTCATTTATATGCTCAATGGCAATACCATAGAAGTCATATGGATAATCTTGATATTCTGAAATTAAATGCTGGGCATATTTACCACGATACCAACAATCAGTACCAAGAATGCCAAGCACAACTCTTTGCTCAACCCCGGAGATTTCCAATTGGCTTTTCCAAGGGCAAAGATCTTGTTCTTGTGTTTTCTGGCAGTCAATTCGACCATCTTCATCTAATATTGCTGTACCTGCTTTCTTGCAGGCATAATTTGTCGGAATGTTGTCTAATCCCATTACTACTCCCCGTGTGTATTGATTTTAAATTGATCACTGTTAATGACATCTAACCACTCAGGCCAGTCGCCACCAAATGAAACCTTTTTGTTTTCAGTGAAGTGATAAACCCACAATGCCCAGGGCGCAATAAAAATCTCAATAGATTCTTTTTCACCTCGTGCAATGCTTATTGTAAATGGACTACTACTATATCCATTAATACCACTGAAATAGAGGGTGTGACCATCTAGATTAAGACCATTTCTATTACTTTCATTATTACCTTCCCAAAAATATTTATCTAAATCGTAAACAAACTTATTCATAATCTTCCTCCTCTTCATCTTGAATCATTACAACTTCAATTTTAGAAATTCTCATACCAAAAGTAGGATCATTAATATAAGTAGCATAAACAGGATATAATCCATCACCATAACCAGAGGCAAAAGCAACTCCTGCGCTATCAAAACCTGATTCAGACATAAGACTACCAGCCATTTCATCAGAAAGACTAGCACCACAAGCACCATTATAATTAAATGGATAAACACCATGAGGATTATTTGGTGTTGGATTGTATGGTTGTTCTTCCCATTCAGATGATTTAATGTAGCACGGATCGCAAATCATAAGTTGACCACTATCAACTGCTACATGACCAATACAAATTGTTCTTTCAGTAAGCATCATTACTCAATCTCCTTTGTAATTTCTTCATAACAGCTAACACACAAAAGATGTTCACCATCTTCGTCGCATTGCCAAAACTCAGTAAATGAACTTGTCGCTGGGATATTGTCATCATAAAGAATGTACCCAACAGGTTTTGAACAGGTTACACATCTTAGTTCATCAAAATTATCAAACGCCAAAGTGAATGCACTGATATAATTATCGTCATATGACTTGTTATATGCTGCTCTATCCGCATTTTCATACGAATGGAAAAGCGGATCTGAAACAGGTTGATTAGTCAACCAAGCATCAAAATTATGTTGCTCTCTAAACATCACTTGCCTTTCTTTTTAAAAGTGAGAATATCTAACAAACGTGTTGCTTCTTTTAATTGTTTTTCATCACTAATATAGTGAGATATATTATCCAATAGCCATTTAGTATCTCCATACTTATGCTTTGGAACAGATGTTTCGTTCAATATATTTGTCAACTTAATGAACGGAGCTTTTGGATTGGTTATCTTGAACTCACCCTTTTCAGCCATTTTCATCCTTTTCAAATAGACTTAGTTGACTATCAATGTAATATGCTTTGTTAGGCGGAGCACCAAAGTTATCTCCCCAAATAATAGGAGGTAAACCTTGCTCATCTACCCACTCATTCCAAAATTCATAATGCTCGGCTGCACAAAGACTTAGATCATAGGCAATGTATCTAATCATTTCTTCACTAGGCCATCTATCACTCAAAATCCAATCCATAGGATCAAAATCGTCATTAGCAACCATTTCTTCAATGATTTGTGCGACGGTTTCATCTTTAGACTTAGCAATATATACCTCCATTGGTAATTCTGATTTAATCCAATCAAACATCTCGTTCTCGCAATAAATTGCAAGACGATCATCATTAGCAACTGGATAATCTTCCAATTGCATTTGCCAAGTCATTGCGGCCTTGAAAGCATCTGTAATATTTTCCTCTGTGACATCAACATTCTCATCTTTCAAAACACGACAAGTTAATCTATCAACGTGACCAACAGCCCAATGTCTTAGACCAACAATATCAAAATCATCCGGGAACTTTGCGATAAGATCTTCTGTAATGGTATCAAAATTAACAATCTCGACAGCATCAGAAGAGTTATTCTTATCAATACCAGTCCAACCCCAAGTCACAAACATTTCTTCACGACCCCACCAACCAAAATCCTCTGGTTTTTTCAAAGAATGTTTGGCTAGTTCTACAATGCCAAGACCTTGATATTCAATATCCATTCTATTCACCTCCGAATTCAAAGTAGCCAGCTTCTCGTAATTCCTTTTTGGCTTCTTCATCCCAATGAATACCGTGATGCCTATCAATAGATAAAGCACAACCTCTTGAAGTTTCATCATCAGTTTTGTAATAGACAACTACTTCACAATACCTACCAAAATCATGATTGAACCACTTCTTATCAAAAAGAACCCAATCATTCTCAACCCAAAGAGAAAACTCACGCTCAAGTTGATTAATAAAAGCAGATATTTCTAGTTTTGTTAATCTAACATAATCAGGACTTCCAAGTTGAACACAATCCTCATCAGGAGGCGTTGGGCCAAGTGTAAAGTAATCATCAAACATTTTTAATCCCCCTCGTCATAATAGGAACAATTTTCTGGATACACTTCATTCTCGTAACAAATAATGCAAAGATTATCTTCTTGTTCTTCTGGATAAAATTCTCCGCAATTATTACAGATGTATTGAATCACAAATCATCACCACAATAGTCATAACTGTCTGGATTCCATTGCTCATCAAGATTGACTTCTCCATTAAGGATTCTATAAATCATATCTGCAGCGTGTTTCGGATGAATATTTGTATAATGCACATAAAGATTTGAGCATTCCAAACCATAGTCACTAGCATATTGATTCCAAACAGAAAAACGATCAGGAATAAACAATCTCTCAGACTGACGGCGATCTAATCCTAAAATATCGCTAGCTATTTCTTGTATGTTACCTAGATCAATTAGTGTATAGCCTTTTGGACAATTATTAATTTGATGATAATCATCGCAAGCATTGCAATAATCACTACCATCATCATCCTCATCCAAATATTCAACAATAGAAATTTTTCCGTTATTTTCCAATGCTACTGCCCAACCAGCAATACAACCAGCGGTATTACAAATATTTGTATCAAGAGAATATCCTTCAACAAAATCAAGTTCACTATTCCACATTTGGGATTGAGAAACCCAATAACCAATGTTGAATCTATCGCTATCCAAGTCCTCCAAAAAGAGGGCAAGTTTGTGCATTTTTTCTCTGTTCATAGTGTGAATTCTCCATTCGCAATTTTTCTAAGGAACTGTGCTGCTACTTTACTTGTAATATATGATTCAAAGTCATAATCTTCAATACTTGCTTTACCGTCATAAACATCATCAAGAAAATCCTCAGTGCCGGGTATTTCTACAATATTCCGATACCAAACAGATTCTTCATCTGTATAGAATAAGCGCTTTGCTTCTTCTAAACTCAAATCAAGAATCTCAGCACCACGAACAACATTTAGTGTTGCATTTACTGCATTCAATGGCGGAAAGTATGCGAAACCATTGTTGTAATAAGCAATAGCCCAACCAGCAATACAGCCAGCAGTATTACAAACATTGATATCAACTTCAGATCCAGGATTATAGAGAAATTTTCCACTTGATGATTTTGTAAGATTTGAAGCCCACATACTAATATTGAACCTCTCTTGTTCAATATTTTCCAAGAAGTCGGCCAATTCCAACATTCTGTTCTTATTCATTTTATTCTCCTTCTGCGGTATGCCAACCGCAACCAATTTGACCACAACTCAAACAAAACAAATCAGGAGGAAGATGTTGTAAATCATCTTCATGAATAACATGACCCTGATCATCACCAATCATTACACATTCGTAAATATCATCATAAAATGTGTGTTCACAATCCTCAGTTTCATCATCATAATTATGACGAATAGCATAATCGTGAACATACATCGCTATTCCTCTAAAACGATCAGACCTTACATAATCACCGGGTTTAAACTTTCCCATTGTTCTTCTCCTTATACCCAAAGCTTCTTGACTTCTTCCCACTTTTCATAAGAAAGAATCGTGTCATAATAAAAATCATGCTCTGTTCCAACAATTTGCTCACAGATTTCTGGCTTTACTTTGTTGAGTTCATTGAAGAGAAATTGAGGAAAACGGCAGGACTTTTGCAAATCCTGCCGCTTTTTATACTCAACCATTTTCGATGTCAAAAAACACATACTCGGTTCCATTTAGTTCCCTTCCTTTTTTGTAATAATTATTTCATTCTTTGGCAACCAACCAAACCATCCGGTTTTAGTTGATTTAAGCAATACTTGATCGGATCGTATTGGATTTACGATATTAACTTCTACTAATTCAAATTCAGGACCAAATTGCTTGATCTTTTTCCTTGTTCGACCCGAAGCAGTTTGACCATTAATTGTCAATCTCACTATCATAAGCCCTTGCCAATCCTCTATGAAGAATACATTCTTCACCATTTTCGTCAATTACTGTCCAGCATGAATTTAGAACAATAAACTTATCAGTCCAACCTGGGACAACCCAATCAAAATAACCATGCTTGTTATTCATGATTTCGCCAAGATTACCAACTCTTTGAAGATTGAATTTCTTGTATCTGAGTTCAACATCTTCAACTCTTCCTTTGAGATAATTGATGTATTCGCTATTGTCGTTTTCTGATTCTGCCCAATCAATAGCACGTTCAATTTCCTGAATGAACCAAACATCAATTCTCATCAAATCGTAACGCTCGACCCAGTATTTATCTCTGAGAGTTTTTGCTTCCCATAACTGTGTCTCTAAACTTTTAATTTTTTCCGTGTATTCGTTGGTTTCTTCCACAACAATTTCCTTTGGCTTATGGTCATCTGATGACCAAGAATCCAAATCTGCTCTTGTATTCACTTGTGTAAGTTCTGATTTCTTCACCCAAACATAGTTTGATTTGTGAAGTAAGGCCGGCGTGTATTCTTTCAGAAACTCTTCTTTTGACTCACGCATACCTTTATTGGAACAATCGTATGCTAAACAATACTTGTAACCAAGTTCAGAGCGTTCATCAGAATAATCCCCATTACAATAACAACAAGTAGCCATTATTACCTTTCACGGTTCGTAGCGATAATCTTTTCTTACAAACTCACTATCAACTGTTTCAATAGCCTGGGCTAAGACAACAGATGTAGATTTATGAACTATTTTGACAAGATTAGGAAGCCCATCAGCGTTTGCCATACTGTGATGAAACTCATAATCTCCTTTCAAATGCTTGAGCAAACTCTCGAGCTTTTCGCTATCGTTCATTCCCAACCTTTCTTTGGCTTGAACTTTTCTGGAATCCAAGTTGATTTCATTGCTACATCAAATGCTCTTTGATGAGATAAACCATTGTATGTTCTTTCCATCACATACTCCCTAGCAAATGGTTTTGTCCAACCAAATTTATTCACCACTTGAAGAACCAACAATTCACAATTCATAAATCCTCCCTACAAGATTCACAAATTTCAAGATCATCTTCATCATTAATGAAAGGCAACTCGCATTCAGAACACATAACATAGTCATCATAATGGCAATCATAACAAATGTAGTAGACAGATAATGCTATGTCATACTGAACAGCATCATCTTCATCAACTTCCAAACCACAACATTCACAAGCAACCAAAGACTCACATACAGGAGTTTCCTGAGCGACGGGCTTATTCTTCTTCATCTCTTCTTCTTGAACAATAAGGCGAAGCTCAGTCAAAGTCACAGGAAAGAGTCGAGCATACTCTTCTTCTTTCTCAAACCTGGGATCAATAAGATGATCGTAAGGAGTTTCCATAACTCCATGCCTACGCTTCCAAGAAGTTTGAAGAGCTTTGTAATAGTGATACTCAGCCTTACGATCACTATTACTCATTCCAAACACAGGGGCAGGAATAAAGTTATCACCATTCCCCAACTTATTGCGACGACCACGCACAAACTCTACTTGCGAGGCATCTATTACTTCATAACCTAATTCGTCAGACATTCTTGCTGCCTTTCTTGTTCTTGAGCTTATTGTTTAGTTCTTGTTCGTGAGGCAAAGGTCGAGGCATAACATTACTGCTAAATACCGCTGTATTCCTAATGCTTGTAGGAAACACAGGACGACCTGTTGATTTTGTCTTAGCCTTACGCCGGCGATAAACAGAACTCATACCGGAAGGATAATACACTTTGTTCTTTACATAATCAATCAAACTCATAGCCTCAACTTTCCGGCCAGATGAAAAGACAAACACATTTATTGTCTTATCGTTGTTCTCAACTCTAACCCAACGCATAATGCGACCGTAATCCTCACCGGCAACGGTAACACTTTTCCCAACCATTTCGTCACACGCTCTATCTAGGTCACTCATAATCTAACCCCTTTCCTGCGACTTATTTGTATCATAACAGTTGTGATGAATAAGATAATGGCTCAATAAATCGTGAGCCAATAGCACACATAATACCTGACTGATTTGCTTCGGTATTACTTCCACAAATGAAACACTATCATACGGAGAAACGAAGGAAGATGCGAGCAAGTAATTTGTGAGTTGCCGGGGAAATTTTGTGAAAAATGAAGGAGAAAGGGTTCTAACGTTAGAACGATAAACTTTCTAACGTTAAGAGATTAATACCTAATGAATAAGGCCGGCATTTATATGCGAGCTCACATTATGAATTAGGTAAAAGAACACCACAGCATCCTAATACTATTCCTAACAAAATTTTAATATACGCTAGGAGCGATATTATGGGTTTCTAGAAAAACCCAAATCCCAAATGGATTTCAAATTATTCTTGCGCCGGCAGAACTTCTGATGCATTTTCCATTAACCATTCTGTCATCTTACCACGATATTCAAAACGACCAAGATGCATTAATTCAATAGAAGGATCGACCCAAACATCCCCGCCAATCTTCTGCCAATACCGACCAAATCCGTAATCTTCTGACAAGAATCTACCATCTTCATCTACATAACTATTGAACAAGGCATATGTATAATCACATTCCTCACCCTTTATGGTCCCGGTATCATCTTTATATTTTAGTTCAGGATATGCCTCAAACAGTTTTACAAAAGCCTCACGCTTGATCAACATAAATCCCGTGCCGGCATCGTGAATCTTAATCGCACCATTTTCCACTTGTACAAGACCACTTCCTTCCCTGGCAGCATTTACTACAAATCTCGTACTCTTTCTTGCAATAGACTCATAATCGCAACCAGAATTTGCAAGACTAATAACTTTCTTCCAATTTATTTCCTTTATGGGGTAAGCTCCAGTAACAATATCTTTATCATGCCAAAGCATCTTTAGGATATCTTCATGGTTAAATGCTAAATCAACATCAATAAAAAGAACATGTGTAAAAGCGGGATTAGCCATGAACTTAGCAATTAATTGATTCCTTGCTCGACTGATCAATGAATCACTGATCGTACTAATTCCAAACTGCACGCCTATCTCTTTAAAGAACATGCATGTTTGCACTAAAGACATTACAAATGGTTCAGTCATTTGTCTGTCGTAACAAGGAAGGCAAATCAAAGGCTTCCATGAATTAATCTGTTCTTGCGTAATTTCTATTTTCTGTTCTTCCATTGAAATCATGGAATAAGTATAACAAAATAAAAAAGTCCCGTGGTCAGAAACCACGGGACTTTTTGCTTTATTTAATTGTTATTTATGAATTACTTGCTAACAGGCTTGCTAGTCTGAGTCTTGATCGCCTTGATATCAGAAGTCTTAACTTCAGTCTTTGCAGTAGTCTGAGCATTTGCATTCTCGCTAGTAGCCTTGAAATACAGTTTCTTTTCGTTGGCATCAAAGCGGATAACAACCTTAAGGTTCAACTTCTTAGCCTGAGCACGAATACGCTGCTGCATTGAGTTATAAGCCTTACCAGGCTCAATACCAGTCAATGCAAAGCGATCACCATTAGTTGAAGAATCAACCAAAGCATTGATGATTTGCTGAAGTTCGTTGCTCACTCTGCCCGAACGAGAAAGTTCAGGGAAATTGTCAACTTTGGAAAGGTTAATCATTTCTATCTCCTGTGTTCTACGGGCGGTCGCCCTTGTCAGTAATGAAAGATACCACCATCAGAACAAGGAACAACGCAAAGAGGGAAAAATCTTATTTGTTTTCAAAAAAAATATAAGTCCCGATGTAATCCCACATATAATTTGTGATGGTCGTTGTGTTTATATAGACTCTATCCACTTTTCATTAGACGAATGATCTATATTTTGCGATCCATAACCAGGATTAAATTGACCAGATTCTTTATCCCATACACGAACAGTTCCATAGTCATCTATTTCTTCTGTTATCTCCCACTCTTTATCCGGGACTAAAATCTCAATATCAATTTCCGTATCAAAAGCTATATTTTGAACACAATTAAACACAGAGCCGGCAACGGCATCTGCTAGGTCTTTAGATCCACTACTTGGGTGATCAATCTTATTATTATGAAAGAGTCTTAACTTAAGAAGTTCTTCCTCAACCAAAAGTTCATTCCAATAACCACGAAGTCGAGTATCATATATTGCTGTCATCAGCGTATCATAATCTGATTTCTTAACTGAGTGGAAATCAGCATTGATACCTTGAGCTCTAAGCGATTGAATCATCTCAACTGATTGCCAGCGGTCAAACGTAACAAGACCCACTTGGAATTTACGACATAAATCAACGATCATTTGTCTAACACTTGCGAAGTTAATTTCCTCACCATGGTTTGCTTCCCAGGAATGAACAAGATCTATATTCACAACAGGTAGTGTTTCAACACCCATAGATGTTTTAATTTCTTTAAGACCAGCACCATGACTCATACAAAGTGCAGCCCTGTCTCGCTTTAATCCAAGGTCAATATGAATAAACCTTGTATGCCCATCTGTACCATTAAACCATTTTTTAAAAGTACCATCTTCTTCATCAACAGGATCTTCTCCATAAGTAAATGCTTTTCTAACAAGATCAGCATCTCTGAAGTATGCGTCTTCCATGTTCGGAGGCTCGCATTCAAATCTTGCCCTTGCCTCAATAGGATTTCTAATAAATTCTGATTCAAGATCCTCACGTTTAATCGTAGGATTAACTTCCCAGGTTGCAGCTTTTATTGACCAAGTTTTTGGTTCGTTTTTCTGTTGAGCTCCAAAAAATCTTTGCTGAATGAAGTCACCTTTATATCTAGGGAATGAAAGCAAAATAACTTTACCGACCTCTGGGAATCGTGACATTACAGACAACTTACTCATGTTATAAATTGCTGATGCGGATCCTTTAGCCCTGGTTTCACCTTTTAATTCGGCATCTGTTTTGAAAGCAGAAATTTCGTCAAGAATAACAGACATAACTTCATAACCTTCCCAACCTTCACTTTCAGAGTGACCAGAGAAACATCTCACAGGTCTTGAGAAGAAAAAGATTTCAGACACTCTTGGCTCAAATCCAACTTCATTAAAGAATGGCGATGAAAGCAATAAGTTCTTTAATGGTTCAAAGAACACTCTTTGCGCCTGTTGAGCGTTAACGGCTAGGTTTAGAAGGTCAATATAAACACCTGTAGCCTTACCGTAATAACTAAGCGGATCCCTCAGGCAATGCAACAAATATGCTGTATAGGCAATAGAAATTCTTGCACAGTGGTCCTTACCACTTCCCTTTCCCAACATGCATATAACTTCATTATCAGTGTATTTGTTATACCATTCTTCACCAGCCTGTTCACCCATCAACTTTTGTAATGTATGTTTTTTTAAGATTTGTGTGGAATGGCGAACAATTTCCAATTGGATAGGCGATAATGGTGGGAGTCCAAGAAATTTCTTATCCTGAACAAATACCTCAACTGGTACTGGTTCAGTAGATAGTTCTTCTTGCCTCAACAATCTGTCAAAGTCTTTGAAGTCTAAATTCATTCCGATAAAGTCTGACATACTTTTTAAACCTTTATGGGGGCGCTAGGGTATTACAAATCCTAGCCTTCCTCCACAACCTCCGCATCCTCGTAACTTTCAGTTTTAATATTTTGCGAATCGCCATTCATAATTTCAAAAGCGACTTCAAGCTCTCTTCTGACTTCTTCAGCAATCAAAGGATGCTTAGAAATCACATCTCTCAATATCTTTGAGAGGATTTGATTAACATTTTCTGCTTTCTGCATTCTTGCAATATATTCACCGTCAGTACCGCTTGTGCCGCCAATTAATTTATGTAGTTGTGCTTTTTTGCCGGCGATATCCGAAGCAAGTTTTAATGCTTGAATTCTAACAGCAACCATTCCGTGGTCTGTAGCGATATTGACAGTCTCCCAAGCTTCTTTGCTTAACTGATCAAACTCTTGAAGAGCTTTGATCGTATTGAATTGAATTCTTTCTAAGAAATACGGATCATCATCAGCCTGCTTCTGAATGATCTGTTTATATTCTGCTACATATTCCTTCGCTTTATTTACTGATATGTTAAGGAGTGAACTAATATCTCTATATGTGTACCCTTTGATATGCATGATGCCAGCATCTTCAATATCCCTAAATTTAGAGAGGATGCCATCGTCTTCAATTTTCTCCAGTTCGCTCATTTTGTATTTCCAAGATCCTATTTTTATAACTATTAACAACAGCATCCCAAGAGTATTTAGAATGTATAAACTCTGAGCCGGCCTTTGTTCGTTGTATTACCTCTTCATAGTTGTCTACTACATATAATATTTTATCACATAAATCGTCTATTTTTGGATTTGCCCACTCACCATTCTCGTATATACCAAATTGATTAGCATTGCTCATTTCAGCCTCTAGCGGAACTGAAAGATAGGCGAACTCCGTACAGGCGGTTTGATCCGTACAAATCGTTGGAAGCCCCGTAGCGATTGCCTGAAACGGAGCCATACCCCATCCCTCTCCTCTTGTTGGATAAATCATGCAATTGCAATTTGCTAATAGATCGGCTAGTTCTAAATCTGTTAAATAATAGTCTATAACTTTTATATTATTTCTCTTGTATAGTCCACCACAATTAATATTATTAATATAATATCTAGCATCAGGTGGACCATTGCTTTTTATTATTAATCTATAATTTTCGTCATTCCCAAATAGCCTGAGGAACGAATCAACTACAAGTTGTGTATTCTTTCTAGTCGATGGGCTACCTATGTGTATAAAAGTAAATGGTCTATATGGCAGACTAGATCTGTCAGCAAATTTAAACGCATCTGTATTCACGCCAAGATCAAATGAATAGACTGGTTTAGTAACACCGCTATTTATAAAAACATCTCTAGCCCAGGATGAGGTTGTCCACAACTCATTACATTTATTCATCAAAGATACCCAGTTACAAGGTAATTTTGTAGTTTCCCAATAACTAAATCCAACTATATATTTTGCATCAAATGAATAATCAACAGGAAGACAATTGTTAATTAATATATCTATATCTGTCGGTTCATTGATAAATTTAATACCTTCTTCAACGGATATACAGATGCTTGATATTTTTTTGCTGGATAAAGGGCTATCCTCAAGGCTAAGGATATTTTGACTCCTTAGCCTTGAGGATAGATTCAAAGCAGCGTATGAGTATCCGTCAGCGTGTGCTGTTGTTAGTGCTCTCCAATGGACTCTCTTCATCGTGCTCTACAATTCTGTACAACTTGATCTTGCCAAGATCAGCAACAAGGACTTCTTCCTCGCTTACCTTTTCAATGGTGGTGCGCATTCTACCTCCTTCCACTGATATGATATACGAAATTTTTTGAATTAGTTTAGATAGTGTTATTATTCTCTATATTAGAGAATTCGCAAGTTGAACATAAATCACCTATTGATTTATTCGGTCTATTTTTTTGTTTTAATTTATTTCCCCAACCCCAATTAGTTTTTTCTTTAGAAATAGTTTCTATTTTTTTAACATCATCCTCTAGTCTTTCTAATCTTTCAATGAAATCAGGAAAAAACATTCTAACTTCTTCTTTTTCATTTGGTCGAGCATATGAACCACACATACACTCACCCGACATATGAATCATGTCAGCAACAAAATTTCTTGGAATTTCTGGATTTAGTTCTCTATATAAGTTAATATCTGCTTTTGTCCAATTGATTATTGGAGATATCCAAACAATTGATTTGGTATGCCCAGTACTTCTACTAAATTCTGGTGCGTACATTCTGTAATTTGATTCATCTCTTCTTTTACCACTTAAAAAAACAATTCTTTGCTTTCTAGGTATATTTGCCTCTTTAACAGCTTTCGCCAAGGCTCTTTCTTTTAATCTTTGATACATTATATAATGCTGTCCTGGACCAGGAAATCCAAATTTTTTAACTAAATTATCATAACTATCTTCTTGTGATCCAGAATACTCTTTTAATTCAACATTAAAATTTTTACATGTATTTACAACATAATCATGAGTTTCTGGTATTCCTATTGTTGTGTTAATATGAATTGCATAATCAGCTATATCTTTAAATAAATAAAATAAGATTGTGGAATCATTCCCGCCAGAAAATAGAATACAAACTTTAGACAATTCTTTTTTGTCATCATAAATAAATTTTTGTTTCCCGACTGCAAATATATTATAAGCCTCATCTATTAATTGATTTAATCTATATATTCTTTCTTCTTTAGAAAGATCGAGAACATCTGAATTCTTCAAGTGTAAGTTACTAAAATTATAATCTGTCATTTCTTTTCAACTGTAAATGCAATAGGAATACCAGATTTATCTGATTCCTCTTTTAGAATATCAAGGCTATAACCATGATTTTTTGTAAACTCAACACGATAATTAAACCAACCAACGACACCATTCCAAAACTTGTCATCAGTTGTATTTCTTAATTCAATTAATTCTTCATCAGGAAGAAGGAAACTTAAAACTCCTAATGGCATATACAATATTAAATTATAATTTTGATCTTTATCATCAGCATATCTTTTCAGAAGTTCCTGATAGTCCTCAATTGTTCTCCTAACAGCAGGACCACCATAATGGTCTATTGCTCCATTTTCATTTCTTATTCGGGGACAGAAATCATCAACAGTTGTGATAGTTCCAAATGACCGGCAAACAAGAGGTCTAAATCGATATATAGTGCATCCGCCTTTATAGAAGGCACAATGTCTACTTGTTTCACCGCCAGGATTCCAGTCATCATCGTTCATTGCATCTTTAAGTGACTGAATTACATCATTTAACCATTGATTGGCTTCTTCTTCACCGCTATTTTCAAGTTTTAAATAAAATTCGTGTCGAATATTAAATGCTATATTTGCACACTCAAGCATTGGTATTGTGAGTCCAATACGACAGCATTCGCCAGATCCAAGACATTTGTATTTTGTTGTGTTTTGTTTTGCCTCAAGCACACGAATTTGATTATAGATCATATCAAGATGTGCAAAAGAAGTTATGTCATTGATTGTTACATTTCTTCTCATCTGGGTTTACGACCCTTCTTTTTCATAGAATTCATCTTTTTCATTTCTCTACGCTTTCTTTCAACTAACTCTTGCATTGGAGATTTAGGTCTCCTCATTGCGGTATTTTTAAGATTTCTTCCTTTTCCTCTATATTTAAGAAGATCATATTTCTTAACCCAGTTATAGAGAGCCTGAGGTGTAACTTTAATATTATAATTCTTTTCAAGAAGTTTACATATGTCAGTTAGATTCATACGTCTTTTGACGTACATCTCATACAGGAATTCTTTATCCTTATACGGTTCAAGAGCCATGAGTTATACAATACCACAAACCAATACCCATAGCATCAGAAATATCACTGTCAACACCATCAAGTTCTAGATCTGAAAAATATTGAAGGAGAATATTTCTCACCCTAATTTTTCTTTCATCATTAAGGCGCTTCTGTATCCCCCTAGAGCCGTATTTGTCTTTTATTAACTTAACTTCTTTCTGAGTAAGATTTTTATATCCGATACCAGATTTCCATTTTAATGGATTAACATCAGTGACCGAATCACAGTAATCATCAAGTTCTCCCCAAGTAAATCCAATAATATAAGATAAAATTCGACTTGCTTGAAAGTTTTGTATATAAACAGATTGTTCTATAACACCAATACTAGGTTTATATTCTTTACAGATCTTTGGAATCTCTTGTTTTATCTTATTAAATTTATTTGATAACTCTGGTGTTGTGCTGAAATCGATCTTGCCAAAGTCAACAATTTTTATACCATCTTCGTTTGTATCAAGAATTGCCCATGCTAATGAATGCGATGCAGGATCAACCGCTATAATCCTGGAACTTCTCATCTGAGAAACTAGAGATGATATCGTCATTGCATTTCATCCCTAAGTTGTTTTTCGTCCCAGCCCCAAGACACAAGACGTAAAATAAATCTTTCTGTTTTACAACGCTCACATATCTTTTCTTTATTATAAATTGACAATATTGTAGTGCAATTTTTTGTACTACAAATTCTTTTTTTTGTTCTATTTGATTTTGCAGTATAGTATTTCTCTAAAAGCTTTCTATTTGTTACTAACTTTCTACACTCGACAGAACAGTAAACACCATTATATGTCTTTGGCAAGAAAGTTTTAGAGCATTCCTCATTTATACAAATCCTTTCTTTAAAAAGGTTCGTACTCTGTTTTCTTACTCCCATTTGAGACCGACCAGCAATGAGAGTACAAGTCGCAATTACTACAATTTTTTGAAGTCATCTTGTATGGTTGGTCAGGAATTGTACCCTCTGTGAAGTTTTTATAAAACTTCCTGTATTTAGCGAATAATTTATCAATAAAGTCATCATCTTTGTCTATTAGTATAGGTAAAATCTGTTGGTTATTTTTATTTTCATAAATAACAAAAGCCTGATCTAAATCAAGGCATCTCATATAAATTTGAGCCTGACGGAAGTGATCATCTTTTGGTTTATTATAAATTCTTCTATATTCAAAACCTTCATTTGAAATTGACTTAAGTTCAATTAACTTATGACCATAGAAGTCAATAATTCCATCGGCAGTTCCTTCAATCGGCGGATCTTGATATGTAACAGGAATTTCTTCTGCAACCAGGATCCCCATATTTCTCAGATAACCATAAATTCTTTCGTGTACAGCATGACCATTATCAAAGATTCTATGTGTTTGGGGACTGAATGATGTTTCCATTTCAATGCCTTCAAACAGGTAATACCAATAACGGGCACACTGATTTGTATAACTGGGGTGGAAACCACCAACTTTTTTAATCTGCTTAGAATTTCTATCAGAAAAGGAGAGATCTATTTTTTCAATCAACTCTGCTTCAAGTTGTGCAGAGCTTTTAGATGGAACTTCTTCTTCTACTACTTTATCTTGTTTAGGTGCTTTAAGTGCATTTAATGATTTCACTAGTTATTACCTTTTCCAATTATTTTCAAGACATTAATATTTTCTACTAATGCCTCATACATCGTTTTCCAAACATCATTAACAAACTTATCTTGATCGTTCATCATGCTTGATTTTCTTTTAAAAGCTTGTGATTTAACTATCATCATTGTACGATATCCAGCAAGTATATTAGCATACTTCAAAGCCTGAGCACCTACATAAAAATCAGGATTATCAATGATGTCCTGAACTATTCTCATGCATTCAAGAAATTCATCAGCTCTATCACCCATCTGGTTAGCTAACCAGTTTGGATCAACTATTATATCTGCCATTGTTCTACCATCCTATCTATAGTACCACTATAATCAACTATTTTTTTGATTTCTTTCCCGACCCATTCTGCGACTGGAACAGCAACGGCATTACCTATCATTTTATATCTATTAGTATCAGATATAATCTTGCCATTCTCACCATATTTTGTATGATTATCTGGCATCCCCATAAGTCTTTCACATTCAACTGGTGTCAATCTCCTAAGAACCAATTCAGGAGTACAAACACCATGCTGAGATACGGTATCTAATGTATAAGACGGGTCATTTACATCACCAAACCCCTTTCCAGCCGGTCCTGCTGTATCAGAGCGACCAATAATGGTTCCCTGAATGGGGATTGCACCCTTGTCTGCTATCAGAGGAACTTGACCACCACCAGTTCCCATTCGTGCTTTCAATGTAGGCATTATGTTATCTTCATACACCCTTATATCATCAACTCTTGTTCCATCCAGAATTAAAACTGTTGATCTTGACTCTCCGGTATTATCAAAAGAATTAAGAGTTGGACTAGTATCATCTTGTGCCCATACTTCAGGAGGCAAATTACCTTCTGCATCTCTAGCGCCTGAACGGATTACTTTCACAAATGATTCTTGACCATGAACAACAAGATTCTCTTCTGGTCTTTTAGCAGTTGATGCTGCTAAAATACTTTCTCCCTCAGTATAACTGGCATAGCCAGTCCGACCAAAAAGAGTTTTATCTTCTAATGGTTGAGCAACGGCATTACCAGTGCTTTCTCTCCTCATTGGCGGGAAAGCATCTTCTGATATTTGAGCGTCTATTCCGTTTTTGTGGTTGAATCCGTACACTGGGAAGCTAACTTCTCCAGTGCTGTTCTTAGAGGCTCTGGCACTTTGTTTTCTCTTCTTTCTGCTCTTCTTAAGATCCCCTTTGCTGTCTTGGGGGACAGGTAATATTTGTGTTCCACATCTTCCAACGATTGCAGAATCGAAACAAGCAACGAGGAACACTCTTCTCCGTCTATGTGGGACTCCAAACCATTGTGCATCCAAGACATGCCATTCAATTGCCAATGCCCCGATGTTTGCCATTTCGTCAAGGACTGCTGCGAAGTCTTGTCCTTTATTGCTTGTGAGGGCACCTGGGACGTTTTCCCAAACAGCGAATCTTGGGTATATATTTCCTGTTGCATTTCTCATCTCCTGTATTATTCTAGTTGCTTCAAAAAACATTGAAGATCTTTTACCATCAAGCCCAGCCCTTTTGCCTGCTACAGACAAATCCTGACACGGTGAGCCAAATGTAATTAAATCTACTGGTTCAATCTTTCCACCATCAACATCTTGAACATCAAGATATTTCTGTGTATTGGGCCATACATGAGATAGAACAGATTGACAATTCTTATCCCACTCAACTTGCCAACTGCATTCCCAGCCGGCATTTTCAAAGCCCAAATCAAATCCGCCAACTCCAGCGAATAAAGAGCCAAATTTTAATGTCATTTAATCATCTTTCTGTGATTTGTAGTAAACATCGTATATGAGATACATCAACGATCCTATGCTAGTAACAACACCAGCAATGAAGCCGAATATAAACTCACTCATACTCGCTTCCACCAATTAGGTCGTTGAAAACGTCCCAGTCTATTATTGCTACCTTTGTGTCTGAATCTTCACCCAGAACAACGGATATACATGGATATCTATAGTTAGATCTCCAACTATCTTTTCTCATTTTAATCCATGCTTCTCTGCTAAGAGTAAAAGTTGATCCATTATGTTTATAATCAACCAGGAAATTATGATAAGTAGCGTCACCTTTGTTAAATCCCCTGCCGGAGTTTTTAACGGCTTTAGCCTTATCTCTTTTAATCTCATCTTTTTCATTTCTTTTCATTGAACCGCCCAATAATACTCAAGATCTGTCGGCTCATTAAAGAACTTTGAATAATAATCGTAATCTTTTCTGAGAAGGTTAGATCTGTGCGAGCGATGGAGCCTGTCATCGCCAAACCAAAACGGTATTACTACTTTTGATTCGTCAACTATCTCAAAAGACATATTATTATTATAGCCTCTCCGAATCCATTCAGTGATGGTGAAGTTCTGATAAATCTTCAAAGCCTCTTCAAACCCTCTCCACATTCTGGTAACTGGGTGATTTACCCAGCCCTTGCTGTCAGTTCTATTAAGAAGAATATTGAGAACCTGGTATGTTTCAACTCTTTGCTTACCAAGTCTTCTATAATCTAATACTTCTACTGATTTTTTAAAATCAGGTAACGGCAAAAATGTTTGCATAATCCCTCCTATGGTCATCAAGATCCTACCACCATCACGGAGAACATTGACGGATTAAGAAATTATTTATAAAAAAATTATGCCATTGTAAACTGATCTTGGGAGATCAGATAGTCATATAACTCTTGACTGACATTCAATACTCTATTTTCTTTACTGAATTTTGTTCCACATCTAGTTGTGAATGTCCCATTACCCGTATATTTGATAGCAAATTCATGATGCTTATAATCTTTGCATTCTTTGAAAGGACCAGTCCCGACCCTGGCTATAAAGTCATTCAACATTGAATCACATCTAGTTTGCCAGTTATATTCTTTATAAACAGCCGGGGCTTGCTTATAATACGATTCACAGACTGAATCAATACTGTTATAAACATCCAGCATGATTTCCACAAGAGAATCAAATTCTGCTATAACAACTTCGCCTTCAAAATACCCAGTATAGGTTGTCGGACCTATTTTGGAGTCTATGATATGATCTTTAAAGTATTTCTCATAAGAACACCACCGACCAGTAGATATAACTGGCATTCCTGTTGCCAGGGCTTGTAACGGTATAAACCCAAAGCCCTCACCTTCTGATGGATACACAAGAACATCGTGGTCATAAAAGAGATCCACCATTTCATCTTGTGAGAGTGTTTTAAATATTTTATTTATATTTGTGAACAACTTTGAAATGCCAACATTGCCTTGGGCTTCATGTGTGTGATATTTCAATGTTAACTCTGCATCTGGATTATTACCAAATAACATTATGAATGCCTGCTCTACAAGATCAGCCCTTTTTCGTGGAGATCCTGAATCAACGTGGAGAAATTTTACTTTCCTACCGTCGCCTCTCCTCTTTGGTTTCCACATATCATCAATTCCATGTTCAAAAACATAGACAGGAGTTTTTACTCCAGAGTTTATAACAGCCTCTGCTGCAAAATTATTCCCAACCCAAATTTCATCAACTTGATTCATTGGTTCTATCCAATGACTCCAAACTTTAGTTGCCTCTAGATGAGTACCATAAATTTTAAACTGATGATCGTAGAACTTTTTAAATCGACCAGATCTTAGGTTTTGCATATTCCTAAGGTTGTACCATTCAGGTTCCATATAGAACATTTGAACGCCAGCCTTAGGGTCATTTTGTAGAACTTGTAAATTTTTATTTTTATATTTAAACTGACCGAAGTGATGACATATTCTGCTATATCCGTAGGCATAACCAAAAATATTCACAGCATCTTTAATATGCTGATCTGTATGCATTGAAAAGTACATTACTTTTCCATTATAGCAGTATAGATCTCTTCCTTCTGTTCATCAGTCAGTTCTATTGACCCAAGACCGTTCCATCTAGAATCATTATAACTATACCAAGCACCACGACGCTCAATGATATTACTCTCAATAGCCATTTCAATAAGTTCTCTATCTTGATCAATTGATCCCTTTT